TACCTCTATAGTCGGATACTCCAAATGAGTATCTTTCTCTAGCTTTGTATCTAACGTTGCCAGTATCGAAATCACCTTCCATAGCAGTTTTTAAAGCTGCTCTTTGGAACATTTTCATACCGTTAGGCACATCAGTAATAATATACCAACTGTCAGTATCAGTTAAGAAATTGTTCACTCTATATCCTTGAGGAACCATTCCCATTGATACTACAGCATTGATATCATTATCTGCTGTTCCAGTTCTGCCTTGAGATTTCATCAATCTTTCAGCGTTGAACTGATTAGCTGAAGGGATAATCATTTTCACCCCTCTAGCTGCCACTCTCAATCCACGTTCATCAGTCATTCCAGCAATGTCGATTAGACCTTGCTCTAGTGATGTTTCGTTTAAGTCTGCTTGCGTAGTTAAAGTATTTTTTACCGCTGTTCCACTAACCGTTGTGTGGTTAGTTGAGAACAAAGATATGCCGTCACCTGAATTAAATGTTGCCACTGAGGACAAGCCATTATTTAAAGGTGTTACAGCTTTTACTTGTTTCGCATTAGACATAGATCTTGCCAAAGCTTTTGTGTATCTAGAAGCAATTCTATCGTAGAGATTATCTTCGATAGCTTCTTCTGTGATTGCAAATGCTAAAGCAATCGTGTCATGAGTGTAACGTGCAGTATAAGTTTCTTGCGCTTCATCAAATGATACGCCAGATCCCTCTACTTTTACTTGTGCGTTAGCGAATCCAGATAACATAACTTCCTCTTCGAAAGCTCTGTCACTTGATTCAGTTGTATAAATTTCAGCGTGCTGATTTTCATACCGTTTGTACTCCAGGCCGAATAGTGCATTCAAACCTGGTTCTAGTTCTTTAACTAGCTGTGCTCTTGATATTGCCATAGTTTTATGCTCCTATTACGTTCCAGTTCCGACAAATTCGGACAAGTTTTGAACAACTTCTAGGGTACAATAAGCTGCTGTAAGATCGTTATTTTCAGGATCTTCCGCACTTCTTAATAGTCTCCAAGAGTGAGTTGTTGCATTCGTTGCCGCGATATCGAGCGTTGCTGTTGAGTTTCCTGTAGTCGTATTTCCACCTGTATTTGCATACACTGAGAAAGTTTCCATAAACTTCACGTGAGCTGCAGGAACATCTGCTGCTACTGCATCATCTGAAGCTATAGTATACTTCTGAAAAGGATAATCATTAACAAACGCTTGAGTGTCTTCACTGTTTGCTGGAGTAATTGTTGCGTCGTACCAATGAGCCCATGTAGGTTTCAAAGTGGTAGCCGCATTATAATAGATACCGAATAATACACCTACTGTTGTAACAGTAGTTGCACTTTCACCAGTGATCAAATATCCACCAGACGATTTCATCGCCTGTCCGTGAAATAAATCAGAGGTTGAGTATCCAGCATCTATCCAGTACTGAGAAAGACCTTGAGTCGCCGGTGTATTACCTAACGTCCCAGCTGGTCTAAATCCCCATCCTGCGCTATTTCTATTAGCCATAGTTTACTCCTTATGTCCACCGAAGTGGACGGTTATATTAAATCGATGATAGGGAATTGGTTGTTATCCCGAGAAAATTAACTTTTCTTTGTACCACCGAAGGTTACACGAGACTGCCTATTAACATCAATAGGCATACTCTTATGCTCTTCCTTCATGAGATCGTGTTCTACGGCTTCATTCTGACCTTCAGCTTGACGCTGAAAATATTCAGTTCTCTGCTTCGCGATTTCTTCGGGCACCCTAGCGAGCACTAGGCCACCAACCCCGATAATCCCCTTGTATTTTCCTTCAGTGATTACAGGATAATCAGAATCCTTATATTCATCGGCTCTCACCAATTCATAACCGGATCTTAATCTTCCAGAGACATTTTTAGAATCGTGAAATCCTAAACTCTCTGCCCGTATCCATCTGTGCCTGAATCCATCAGGTGCAGGGGGTGCATCTAGAGATGATGGAGGAGTCCACACTTTTGGCCTTTCAGTCTTTTGCCGTGTTTGACTCGCACGTGAAGTTTTTTGTTCTTTTTCCATACTATGCTCCTTCCGTGAGTTTTATTTGTTTTGCATATTCTTCGAGTGGCACACCTAATTTTTTAGCTATTGCTACCTGTGAAGATGTGAGTCTCACAGTGTTGCGTCCAGGTCTTACGCTTCTTGTCGCTGAAGCCACCAACTGATTGGTTCCTGACGTTTCTGTACTTCCACCTTTAGCAAACTTATGAGGAAAGTCAACCTTTATTCTTTTGTCTATTTCCGCATAATAATCATTTGATTTTGGATCAAAACCTTCCTTATCAACCAAATCCTTATGATGTTCAAAGGCAGTAAACGTCATAGCTCGGTCTGTACCAAACCATTTGTTTCTGCTTGCCCATGCTTCCGCTTGTGGATCGGGTTCAGGTAGGCTTTGTGGAGTTTGCTGTGGCAGTTTTCCACCGTCTGAAAGTTGAACAGGTTTTTCCTCTTCAACAGTTGTTTTTCTTTGCTCCAGTTTCGCATTTTCAAATGCAAGCGAAGCAATTCTTTTATTAGCCTCAACCTGAGCTTCTGCGTTTCCTGATTCAATGGCGCCTGCCAGTTCTTTTTGAGCTGACTCCATTCCAGTTTTAACATTTTTCTCAAATCTAGACCAATAGTCAGTATCCATTTTTTTAAATTGAGACTGATCTTTTTTTCTTTGATATTCCAAAGCTTGAGCATATTCAGTAGCGGCAGCTTCTCTTCGTTCTGCTTCTCTCATTTTTCTTGTGAGTTTAGAGATACGAGATTGAACCCCCTTACTGTATTCCTCTAATTTAGAATCATCTTCTTTAACTTCTTCTTTTGGTTCTTCTTTTACTGGTTCTTCTTTAACTTCTTTTACCGTTTCCTGTTCCGTGGTCTCTACGACTTCTTCCGCTTTTTCCTCGGGAAGAGCTACATCCACTTCAGGTCCTGAAGTGTCTAGATCTACCTTTGGATCTTCTTTTTTTATCTTATTTTCTTCTGGCATAGTTTCTCCTATGATTAATATTTGTGCAAGATGTCTTTAGGATCTTGTACGGTTGCTAAAATTTCGTCTTCATTTAAAAGACGAACTTCCCCACCTTCAATTTCAATGCGTGATCCCGCATAGCGCGCAAAGATCACCCAATCACCAACCTTGCACCACGGACCTGAAGGATATCTCTCTTTATCCCTGTAACAAGCGTCTCCCATCGCAAGAACGTTTCCGCATTGCGATGCAACTTGCTGTCGGTCTATAGTTTCGGTTCCCATAAGTATTCCACCCTTAGTTTTTTCTCCCATTCTAAATGGTAAAACTAAAAGTCTCCAACCTGTAGGTTTTGGTAATTTTGTAGCTTCTCTTTTTTCTGATGCTTTTACACCAACCAAATCTTTATTTGGTAGGTGAATTTTTGGTATTGATGTCGACAACTGTTCCTTCATTTTGCTCCTTATCAAGCAGGCTAGAGAGTTCCTGGCGCACTGATTCCAGCGCATTAATTTGTCCTATTATATACTTATATGTTTCCATGTTGTCAACCCCTCCGGACGTAACCGAAATTGATAATGATTGAATTTTTCTTTCTAGCTCTTTTTGTAATCTATAAATTACGTTTTCGATTTCCATGTGGGTTTTATCATCTCTCCATAATATTTTTTTAAATGCGGATTTGAAACCGGTACTCCACCCAAATCACCTTCTATGTAACTGCCAATATAAGGTTCAGTCACAGGTTTAGATGTTTCTTTTTTCTCAATCTTTTCTGTTTTATTTTTTTGCGCTTTTACCATGCTTCATACCAAATCTTCGACCTGGAGCAGCCACGCCCATTGGACTAGCAGCTACAGGTGGTTGAATAGGTAATCCACCGCCAAATTGCTTGCCAACTCTTTTGCCACCAGCAAGTTTTTTTCTAGGTTTATTTTCATAGTCATTTCTCATAGTTTTCTCCTATTTTTTATTTTTACCATTTCTAAATATCTGTGTTCCCTTTATACCAAATATGCTCGCGCATACAAGTATCCATAAATTAGTAAACCATGACGGCAGTGCCGAAAAATGCTCAAAGAAGGTGTTTATTTTCTCCATAGCGGCCGGATCGTCTGACCAAACCCCCCAGGCAAGCACAATTATAGGCAGTGTGAGGATCAAAAGGACGATTTCATCCTTGTAGTCGTTTTGACGGGCTTCTAAAAGTTTGCCCTGGTAAGATTCCTCACCTCGGGCCATCTTCTGCGCATGCATATGCTGCGCATCAGCCATAGCCATCTTGGTTTCCTGGCGCTTTTTGTAAATGTGACTTCCAGCGTTTAAAGCAAGCTTAATTGCACTGAACCACATATTAGTACCAAGTTACTTTATAAGGCTTTTTTTGCTTTGCCGGAACAGAGTTTTTATCTCCCTTAGCAATATAGCTTTTTCCTCTGATACTAGTATCAGATCTAGGATCAACTATCTTTTTTTGCTCAGGAATTTTAACTTCTGTAGATTTTTTATAATTCCATGCCATAATATCCTCCTTTTATAATATTTTTGCCAATTTGGGAAATCCTTTTATTAAACCACCCTTATTAGCATGTTTTCGTTTTTCAATGCCTGTTATAGTGCCTTTGTTGGCAGAAGCATAGAAGACACTCTCTCCTTTTTTAGAGCCATACTGTTCTGTCATAGCTTTTTTGATTTTTTCACCTTTATCTGTTAGAGGCACCGTTTCCACCCTTCGGTTTCATTCTAGCAAGTGTTAATCTATTCTCATTTGCCATTTCTTGCTTCTCTAATGAAGTATCGGCCCTTAATTCTGCTAATTCTTCATTCTGTTCAAGCTTATCTTCTGTAATATCCCTGTTTTGAACCAGTTTAGCCTGATCAATTTCAACTTTTTTCTTCATTTCTTGTTGCTTACGTTCATTTTCCATTGCTCTTAAGTCAACTTCTCTGGATTTAAGTTTTAAAAGCGGATCATGGTCATATTGAGACGTAATTTTCTTTTCTTCCTTCATAAAGTCTTCGGTCATCTCCGCAATCAGCACTGCTTTTCGCGCCTCTATCTGTTGAGTGATCTGTTGCACCTGTTGTTGTGCCTGTGGATTCTGTGCAGCTTGTTGTTGCAGTATTTGTAACTGTTGAATCTGTTCTCTGAATTCTAATTGTACCTGTTCTTGAGCCATTAGACTAATATGCTCTAAAATATTTTTCTGTAAAGCAGCCATAACCGTTGGATTGTTCCTAACCATGTTAGTTGACATGAAGTTCAAGTGCGCCGTAACGTGCGCTCTGTGATCCTGGCCTGGAAACGCCTGAAAAGGCTTTCCACCTAAAGCATCAATGTGCTCTAACGATGGATCTTTAGGCGCGTTTGGCGCCGGTGGTGGTAAAATTCTATCAATATCTTTTATTCCTAACGCTTCATACATTTTTCTAAATGCCATGTATAAATTATGCATCTGCGGATTTGACATTGCAAGTTGAAGTCCAGTTTGTGCCAATGTCAGTCTTTGAGACATTGAAAAAATGTTTGGATCTGCAACTGGAAGAATATCCACTCTTTCATCAAAATCAGCCACTTTAATATTTCTTTGTCCACCCACTACATCGTATGGATATTCGGGCGGAAGATACTGGGCAAATACTTTTGCCAACAGTTTAAATTCTTGTCTTAAGGCTACGTACAATCGTTTATGGATTGCTGACATCACCCTTGAACCACGTTCTAAAAGAGCCACGGTCGTACCAACTGCCGCACCTTGGTTCCCGTCCCCGACCTGCATGTCAGCAATGGACGCGAATCTCTGTCCTGCTGTTACTACAATTCCCATCAGCTGCAATAATGTAGCTGAAGGTTCCTTGTAGGGTAAAAATACAAATGCATCTTTTAGATTACCGCCTGGAGTATCAACATCCTTGAATTCTCCTGGCTGTATTGGTGAAGCGTCGTCCTTAACCCTGACGCCCCTCTGTTTAAATCCTGCGGGTAGGTTTGATAATGTTCCTGCGTCCAGCAATTGACGGAGAGCAGACGTTGCCGTTCTGCTCAAGCCGCCAATCATGTGAATGAGTCCAAAGCCATAAAATCCTAGTCCTGGCAGAAATTTGAAGTGGACAAAATATTGAACTTTATTTCTTAATGGATCATTGGGCGCATAGTTCCTTCTAATCGAAAGAACCTTCTGACTGCCTTCTTCGACTGTTACGACGTAGGGCAGCTTGATTCCAGTCGGTTGCC